TCAATATGAGAACCGTGAATGGGAATGGGTATTTGATGAAGATTACCCACAACACGTTCTCAAATTTGCATCGGTCCTAAAGCACACCAAAGGCCCTGACGCTGGCAAACCCATCTTGCTGGAACCATTCCAGATATTTTTAATTTGTGCCGTGTATGGATTCCGGCATAAAAAAGACCGCAACCGCCGCATGGTGACGGACGTTATTGTCTATATTCCACGCAAGGCCGGGAAATCAACCCTGACTGCTATTCTTGCGCTTTATGAACTGCAATTCGGTGAGGCTGGCGCTGAAGTGTTCACGCTGGCTACCAACCGTGAACAGGCCACCATCGTTTTTGATTCGGCCAAAGGCTTCATTGAAAATATGCCGGGGGCGTTGGCGAATACGTTTGCGGTGTCCAAATACGAAGTCAAACGGGTCGGTGATACCCAATCCATGTTTAAGGCGCTGTCGCGCGACACCAAGAAAACAGGCGACGGTAAAAACCCGTCTTGCGTCATCATTGACGAAGCGGCGCAGATTGTTGACCGCAATTCCATTGAGGTTTTGCATTCGGGTATGGTTGCCCGGCGTAACCCTTTGCGAATCTACATCACCACCGCCAGCTTCACCAAGGACACCAAGTTTTACGAAGATTTGTCGATGTATCAATCCATGCTGACAGGCGAAGCGTCGGACAATCCCCGCTGGTTTGGCCTGATTTACTCGCTGGATGCCAAGGACGATTGGCGCGACCCGACAACATGGGCAAAGGCAAACCCGATGCACGGAATCAGCGTTTTTGAGGAAGCCATTGCCCAACGCGCAGAGGAAGCAAAGCACAAACCGCAAGCCTTGAATGAGTTTTTGTGCAAGACCTTGAACATCTTTGTGTCGGCCAACACCGCATGGCTGGACCGCCGATTTTGGGACGAATGCAAAACCGACGTAAAACGTCAAGAACCCGAAGCCGTGTTTATTGGCTTTGACTTGGCCGCTACCCGTGACTTGAACGCCGTTTGCACTTTAAAGCGGTATGGCGAATTGGACTATGAGGCCGAATTCAAATTCTTTTTGCCCGAGGAAGGCTACAAGCTAATTCCCAAGCACTACGCCGACATTTTCCGGGTGGCCGTGTCATCGGGCATTCTGAAGCTGACCGAAGGCAACGTGATGGACGACCGCGAGATTTCCGAATACATCAAACAGCAATGCGAGAAATACGACGTCAAGGAAGTTGGCTTTGATTCTTACAATGCCGCCAGTTTGGTTGCCCGGTTATATGAAGCTGGAATCCCGGTCAAGAAAGTCGGCCAAAGCATGGGCGTTTTGTCCAATCCTTCCAAGCACGTTGAAAAGCTAATTTTAAACAAGCAAATCATGCACGACGGAAACCCATTTGTTGGCTGGCAATTGGGGAACTGCGAAGTCTATGAAGACGTCAATGGCAACATTAAGGTCAGAAAAAACGAAGCCGACAAAGCCGCCAAGGTGGACGGGATTGTTTCATTGATTATTGCTATGCACGCAAGCCTTGATAATCCTTCCATTTCAGGAAGTTACGGTTTCCGCTCCTTTTAAGATAGACATTCGTTAAAATTTGCGCGTAAAATGTCAGAAAATTGGGGGAAAACATGGGCTTTTTAGACATTTTTAAGGGTAAAAAACCCGCACAAAACGAAAGTAACACCCTGTTTGGTCAGACCCAATTGGGCAACCAAATCTTGCGTCAGAACCAAAACGGTCAAACTGGCGCGAATTATCAACTTTTATATGTCACGACATCCAGCACCACCAACGCTGGCCGCATTGTGGATATGTCCGTATTGTCGCGGAATTCCACCATCATGTCTTGCGTCAATTTGAAGTCGCGGGCGCTGGCGCAATGCAACTTGAAGGTTATGTATAAAACCGACGACGGGGTATTTGAAGATGCCTTGAATTCGGAAAACATTGGTGCGCGGGACAAGAACAAAGCCAAGCAAATCATGTCTTTGTTCCAAGAACCCAACAACTTCCAAAACCAATACGAATTTTGGTATCAGTTCGTTATGTGGTACGAATTGGCTGGTGAAGTTTTTACTTTGCTATACCGCAAGAACCAAAAAGATTCGTTGCAAACGCCCATTGAAATGTATAACTTGGACGCGACGCTAATCACGGTCCAAGCCAGCGAAACACGTTACCCGACTTACCGGGTATCGACCCCAACATACGGGTTCAACAAAGACGAACCCTTGGCGTATTACCAAGTTATTCACACCACCGAATCGCCGTGGCAAGGTTCCGCAGGTTTCAACAAAGGCATTTTGGCAACCGAACTGGTGGCGCTGGATACCGACATCGATTTGTATGCCAACTATGTGATGCAAAACGGCGCGAAGCCTTCCGGTTTGTTCCGCACCGACCAAGTGATTCCCGACGCCAAATATAAGGAAATCGCCCAACGCTTGAAAGAAGCGTGGTCAAGCATGACAGGAAGCCGCCCGACCGACTTGTCGAAGCCCGGCCAAGGTATGTTGCTGGACCAAGGCATGACCTTTGAAACGGTCAAAATGCTGACCTTGCAAGACGCCGACGCCGCCAAGCTGAAAGAGCAAACCACAAAACGCATTTGTGCATTGTTCGGCGTTCCCGCCCAATTGCTTGGATTGGATGTTGGCAAATACAACAACACCCAAACGTTGCTGGATGAATTCTACAAAACCACCATGTACCCGATGATTATCAACATCGAGCAAAAGTTCAAAAAGGGTTTGTTGAACGGTTATCCCAATTTGTCTATCCGTTTCGATACCAAAGATTTCTTGAAGGGCGCGGCGCTGGACCAAATGAACTTTGTTACCGCGGGCGTGGCTTCCGGAATCTTTACGCAAAATGAAGCGCGTGAATATCTGAATATGTGCAAGGTTGAAGGCGGCGACACATTGCCACCCGTAGACCCCGCAAACATTTCAAAAACCAATGTTCCGGTTGGCGCAAAAACCGCCAAGATTGACCCCATCCCCGGCTCAAGTCCACAAGATACTGGCGGCGGTGGCGGCAACCAACGGTCCAAAATGAACATTGGCAAGACATGATTGCCGCACATAAAATTGTGCGTATCATGGCCGCACAAATCCATCAAAGCCGTGTTATATTAACGCCACATGAGAAAACCCCTACAATACAAGACATTAACTTGGCTATAAACAACGGGGTTGTTCATGAAAAATCTGAATCTGATTTGCGAAGCGAAATTAAGCCTAAAAAAAGAGGCAGACCAAAAAAGTCCGTCGGGTAACATTTCCGCAGTCGTGACAACTTGGGGTCCCCGCGAAGGCGAAGATGGCCGCAAGTTCAACTATCAACCCGAAGGCTTCAAAGAATGGGCGCAAGCCTTCAAAGAAGCTGGCAAACCCCTGCCAATGTTTTTGAACCATAACGATATGGGAATGCCCGTCGGCGAATGGTACGAATTCAACTTTGAGAAAACCGGAATGACCGCTGAAGGTCGTTTGTTTACCAACACCGTTGGCGGTTCTGACCTATACAACATCATGAAAGATTCGCCCGACCTGTTTGGCGGCGTTTCTGTTGGCGCTTACGCTGACGAAGCCCAAATGGTGGACGCTGACGGTAACGTTATCAACCAATCCATGTCGTGGGGCAACGACGATGATGATGACAACGACAGCGACGAACAATACTTCCAAATCACCAAAGGCGGCTTGCGCGAAGTGTCTGTGGTCATGTACCCCAACAACACCAAAGCCCAAGTCACCCGCCTTGAGTATTTCGACGTGGACGGACAACCGAATCCACGCATTATCGAGAAAGTCTTGCGTGATGCTGGCCTTTCGCGTAAAGATGCGACCACCGCATCTTCAGTCTTGAAGAAAGTTCTGGAACAACGTGATGTTGTCCAAAAACCCATTCAAGTAACCCCAACCCCGAGCGATTCGGATGCGGTGGTCGAAGCCGACGACATTTTGCGAGTTCTTGAAGAACGCGAATTGTTGAAAGCATTATCTCAACGATTGAAAGGTTAATATCATGTCTCTCGACAAAATCACCGAAAAGCTGGATGCAATCGAAGCGCAAAACGTCGCCAAGATTGAAGAAATCAAGACCGAAGCTATTGCCAAGGTTGAAGAAACCAAGGTTGAACTGATTGAAAAAGTCGCGGCTTTGGAAGCCCGTATTTCTGAAATCAATTCGTCCGCATCGTTCATCAAACCCGCGAAAACCGTTCGTGGCGATGTGAACAAATCGGTTCGTGAACAATTGTCCAAGTTCTACAAAAAGGGCAAGGCTTACGAAAAAGAAGTCAAAATCTTTGAAAGCACCGACCAATACGACGCGTACATGAAGGAAAGTTCCGCGCTGACAGGCGGCGGCGCTGGCGTTGGTGGCCGTACTGCATACGACCCCGTGTTCCACACCTTGCGTTTGATTAACCCTTTGCGCGGTGTTTCTCGCAATGTCTCGACTGAAGGTTCGACCTATCAGTTCCGCGCTAAAGTCGGAAACGCTGGCGCACAATGGGGCTATGCAATTCAGAACAACGGTTCGCCCACTACTGAAAACACCAACATCTGGCAATTGACCTTGCAAGATTTGAACGTTCAGTTCCCTATCCGTACCGCTGCGCTGGACGACATCGACGGTTTGGAAGCCAACGTTGTTGACGATATGTTGATGGAATTCTCGCAAGTTGAAGGCCAATCAATGATTTCCAACAACGACCAAACCGACACGCCCAACACATACGGCGGCACAAACGGTTTGCGCGGTTTGAATCAATACCCCGGCGCTAATGGCTCTTATACTGGCGGCACGATTTCTGTCGGCGCTTTCGGTTCAAGCGGCACAGGCTCTAGTTCTGGTTTGCACAGCATCGCTACATACGACCAATTGACCACCAACGGTGCAACGCTTGGCGCGGCTAACGTCACTTATCAAGACGTTATCAATTTCGTATATGCCTTGCCGCAACAATACTGGAACCCATCGACCAAGTTCTTGGTTTCGCCTTTGATGTTGTCTCAAATCCGCGGTTTGAAAGACAGCAACGGCACACCAATCTTTGAACGTATGTCGCCTTTGGTTTATGACGGTATCGTCGGCCAACTGTTGGGCTTTGACGTGGTGGTGAACAAGTATGTCGATTCTCCTGATTCGTCTACCAGCACCCCCGGCACTACCAGCTTGTATCCCATGTATTTTGGCGATTGGCAACGTGGTCATACCATCGTGGACCGTCTGAACATGGTTTTGCGTCGTTATGACCAAACCTTGCCAGGCTACATCACGTTCTTCGGTGAAAAGCGTCTTTGCACTAGCGTGGTGGACCCCTTGTCCATCATCCGCTATCGTTCAACCGCGACTGCGACCTGATAAAACGGTGGGGCTTAATGCCCCACTTTTTTAACAACTTTTTTTTGGGATTAACATGACCGCCAAACAACATATTCTCGAAGCTATCCGCAAATCCTTGAAAAAGGAAGAACGGGTAACGGTAAACCTTAACGAAGCGTCTGGCATTACCGGGTCGGGTTCTGGTGTCGGCGGTCGTGTTATCTATGACGATGCTTTTGCCGCCTTACGCTATGCAAACCCTTTGCGAACTGCTGGTGTTCGTGAAATTACTACTATTGGTTCAGACCAAGCGTTTGTGGTTAAAACTGGTAACGTAACCAACCCAACCAACCCTTGGGGTTATACCTTCACGCCCAACGTTGGCACACCTAACACCGCCACATCGTTCTGGCAATTGCCCGTCCAAGTGGTCGCGGCTCAAGTTCCCGTCCGCACCGCCGTTCTGAGCGACGTGAACTATTTGAACGAAACATTGCTGACCGACATCGGTTTGGAATTCGCGCAACAAGAATCCTATTCCCAATGGTTGAACAACGACCAATCCGGAACCACCACGACCACATACGGCGGCACTTTGGGCTTGCGTGGCTTGAACTATTATCCCGGCTCGACAAGCGCCGCATCGTTTGGAACAAACGGTTCTGGCCCTACCAACGGCATTCACACCATGTTGCAAGTGGCATCGACCACCAGCGGCACTTTGGTTTATAACGACATGGCCGCCGCCAACGCCGCCTTGCCGCCACAATATTACAACCTGCCAACCACGGCATGGGTAATGCACCCCAACACCATCGCATTCTTGCGTGAACTGAAAGATGGTCAAGGGATGCCGCAATTCTTGGAATTGGGCGCAAAAGACGGTTTTGCCGTGGGCAACATTTTCGGCCACGCCGTGATTGCCAACCCTTACATGGACCAAATCGGTTCGGGCAAGTTCCCCATCTATTTGGCCGCATGGGAAAATTTCTACACCATTGCGGACCATGAAGAAATGTCTTTCCAATGGTTCGAGCAAACCGCGCCCGGTTACCTGACCCTGTTCGCAGAAAAGCGCCTTTGCAGCACCATCCGCGACGTTTTCGCTGGCGTTCGTATCGCAACCTAAGAGGCGGTTATGCCATTAGACAGCTACACCAACGGCCCATATTTAGGCACATCCCGCAACCCGTTCAGCTATGAAAAAGTTGAACAAATTTCGCGGGATACATCCACCGAATGGTTGACGCTGACCCAAATCACCGACCAATTAAATTTGTTTGGTGATACGTCCCAAGATACTTATTTGCAAGGTCTTGAATTAGCCACGCGCATGGCGATTGAAGATTTCTTGGGCATGGCAATCTTTGCTACCCGGTATCGGTGCTATTACGGCGCATTGAATGGGATGTCGGGAACGCAAGTCAATCTGGATTTGCCCGAAGTCACTCAAACCACCGTTGGCGGCGTTGTTGGTGTCACCATCAATTCGGTTGGCTATTGGGATTCAAGCACCCCGCCCGTTTTCACGCTGGTGGATTCATCGACTTATTTTTACGATGCCACGGGCAACAAAGTCGTTGTCAACAGCATCCCGAACGAAGTCAATCAAAACATTTCAAACCCCATCGTGGTGGATTACACGCAAGCGGCCAACCCGCTGGCGGCTTACCCTGTAATTCAACAAGCTGGTTTGTTATTGCTGACGCATTTATACAACAACCGTTCAAACACGACCCTGACCAAACTGAATGAAATTCCGTATGGCGTGGCCGCATTGTTGCGACCTTACAAACCGCTGGTGATGTAATGGCACTTACCCGGTACGAAAACATCAAAGTGAATACGGTCACCGCTGGCATTGATTCCATCGGCCAGCAAACCACGACTATCACGTTGGCTTTTCAAACCCGCGCCTTGGTGCAAGATGTCCGCGATTCTATGGTCGCAACAAAGGACGACCGCGCCTATACAAAACAAGTTCGGTTTGTGGTGAACTACACGCCAAACACGCAAAACGTTTCCATCAATCAGTATCAATACTCTATCAATTGGCGTAATAAGGATTACAAATTGTTGGATGTTTTGGAAGCCAACGACCGCATGACGATGACGTTTGTTTGTTATCGTAACGACCCGATTACCAGCGTATGACCACCCAACAAAACGTCCTTACATACGCGCAAGCCATCCAAAACCAATTGGTGGCCGTGGTGTCGCCCGTTCCGGTTTATGCCAACTTCAACCGCAACTTTGCCGAGCAAAGCCAATTTTGCGTTTGGCAATTGCGAAACGTTCACCAACCTGTTTACACGGGCCAAGACCAAACGAACAAAGGTATTGATACGCCCGTGTTTCAAGTGAATGTTTTTGCTTCAGACATGAATAACTGTTTCAATATGACCAATCAAATCTTGCAAGCCCTGCATGGTTATTCGGGACAGTTTGGCGTCAAAACTGGTTTTGCTGGAATTTATGTTGCCAAGATTGACGTGACGATGCTATACAATACATATGACGATTCGGTAAAATTGAATCAAATTGTGCTGGATTGCCGCATGGACATCCCTTGCTGATAAGACAAGACTTTTTTAACTTTTAATTGAGGTTTACAAATGGCTATTCCAAGTAAAGTTCTTGCCGGTTTTCAAGCGTCCTTGTGGTGTCAAACTGGCGCAAATCCAACCCCGTTGACCACTACTTATTTGGCAACGTGGACCGCTGAAGTTCAAAACATTGTCGGCACTTCCGCTGGCGGTTCTGGTTCATCGGGTCAACAATTGAACGTGGAAGAAATCCCCGCATTCGGCCAAGACGATGCAAGCGCAAACTTTGCGGTCGCTGGTTCGCGTCAATCGGACATCATCCCCACTCAATCGAAGCCCACATCTTTGACCATTACCGCGCCTTGGAACCCTTCCGACGCTGGTTTGGCAATCATCCAAGCTGATGCTTACAACGGCACAATTGACCGCACTTTCGTGATTGCTGCATACGATGGCACAAACGTCATTGCATACGCTTTCAACGGTCGCGTTTCTGAGTTCCGCATTGAATCGATGCCCAAGGCTGAGGCAAAGTGCATTTTCAGCATCCACCCCCGTGGCAACCAATACGGCTGGTCACACAATACTTGATAACATGACGACAATACAAAATAACAAAGACCTGTTGCATTTTCTGATTGACCAAGCTGGTTCTGGCAAAAAAGACTGGTTTGGTTTTTCAGAACAAAAGATTACGGGAATTGACCTATGCTATGAACTGGCGCAACGTCACGCGCCAGAAATGACCCCCGAAGCGGTGGTGGATTATGTTGTTCGGCTGAACAATACAATCTTCCATCGCATCATCATGGGCAAAAACAATGGCTGATTACGTTCAGCAAAACAAGGGATTCAAGGTCCAATGGACGGGCTTTCAAGAATTCCAAGACTTGCTGGACGAAATCCAAACTGACTACGGGCCAAAAGACGCCAAGAACATTTTGCGGAATGCTTGCCGCGCTGCCATGACTACGGTTTTGCAAGCCGCACGTTCTAATTTGGAACGTAACATCGACACCGGACAATTGATTCGTTCGTTACAAATTGAAGCGCGAAAACCCAATTCAAAGGACAAGCGTTCATCGTATACGTCGCCAACCATGATTATGATTTCACGGGTAACTGTTGCCCCCGGCACAAAGTTTATTCCCGATGGTGACGGTAAAAAAACCAAGTTTACGACCAAGACATTCAAAAATGTTAAAACGGGCGAAAAACAAAATATGCACAGCGACGCCCGAGCGTACGCCATCGAATTTGGAACGGCGCGTTGGTTAAAAGGCGAAGGAATGCCCTATATGCGGCCAGCGCTTGAAAACAATGCCGCCACGGTAACGAATAACCTTGGCTATTATTTGGGTACAGCTTTAGAAAAATATCGTTCCAAAAATATGAAAGTTCCTAAAACATGACAAAATTATCTTCCGCATTTGGCAGCAACTTTGACAAAGATTCGTTACGGGTCCGGTCGTTTGTTTTAAATGGACACACCTTTAAAGTAAAAGTACCTTTGACCGCGGAAACCGACGCAATGTTTGAACGCGCCAAAATTATTGACGAAGCAAAGGTGGAAAAATACTATGCTGACCTTTCAAAAGATTTTGTTGAAAATAAAGAACGCTTTGCCAATGATTCGGATGTTACTTACGAAAGTGATGACATTTTTATCAAAGGGACGTCCTTAAAATCGACCGCCAGAAATAAAGTTCAGACTGAAAACCGC